GATATTAGTAGTCTAGCAACAAAATTCTCTGACTCAGTCAGTAGTAATGTTAATCTAGACTCTATTCAAAAAGCTCTAAAAAGTGGTGCTTGTGGTGCATCTGACGCATTAGACGAAGTCAAAGGTTTTGCGGATGACATCAAAGCTAAATTAGCAGAAGGTAAAGACGCACTTGGAGAACTAGGTGATCTTGCCGGTGATCTACAAGCAAAGGTTAATGATAGCCTAAAAGAATTAGAAGCAGAACTTGATGAAGCCACATCATCTATACAAGATGAGATTGCGGAACTACAGGGTAAAATTGGTGAAGACTTTGCTGCAGCTCAGGCAGAACTCAAAGAAAAATGGGGTGATGTTGTTGATGATATCGATGAGTTAGTTGATGGTATTCCTTCATTAACAGATTTATTATCTGGTGATGGTGAACCAATTGACTTATGTGCTGATGTACCTGACTTAGAAAAGAAAACAAAAGAAGTAGTCGACGAAGCTACTGGTGAAGTTACAACTGTTATTGAAGATATTAAAAAGGCAAAAGCTCCAAAGGTTGCAGATAAAGTTGCAGAAAAAATGCCTGAGTTCAAGGCAGAATTAAATGCTGCTTTCAATAAAATATCTACTGCTAATAAGAAAACTGGTAAATCATTTATATCTGTTTCTATTGCATACGGTTCAGTACAATTCAAAGAAACATCATTAGCCAATGAATATTGGCTAGGTGCTACTCAAGAAATGGATGAGATGAAAGCTGAATGGTATGAATCTGATGAATGGAAAGCAATACAAAAATTATCAAAAGAAGGTGCGATGACACCAAACGAATTACGTGATGCTGATTTATTAGACGATGCACAAGAAGCTATTCTGAAAAAACGTGACCAGTATTTGTTAAACCTAAAAGAATTTAATAAATTTAAAGGTGAATATTGGGCTGCTGTTACAGCAAATAAAAAGATTATTGTCGGATCGATGACACAAGAAGTATTCGATCAGAATCTAGAAGGATTAAAAGACTATTACAGCGGTGTACCAGATAAAGCATGGGACACACTTGACAATATTATTGAGTATCATACAACAGATGAAGCCAAACAAAAGATTATTGACTTCAATGAATACAAGAAGATTTAAATTTGAGGTATAAATAAGAGTATGCCTAGAACACAAAATAGATCAGATTTAGATACATCACGTGCAAAGATTACGGCACGCAGCTCACTGTACTCGGATTTCCATTTGGACTTTACTCCTCATCCGAATACTGGTGATATAACCACATTGTTTGATATTAACTCTATTAAACAATCGGTCAAGAATCTTATTTTGACAAACAAAGGCGAGAGACCTTTTAATCCTAGACTAGGTTCGAATGTCAGAGGATTATTATTCGAACCAGCTGATCCTTTTACGGCATTAGATATAAAAGAGGCTATCAAGGAAACAATTAATAACTATGAGCCTAGAGTAAAACTCCTTGATGTCACAGTTAAAGATAATTCTGACGCCAATAGGTATCGTGTAGAAATTGAATTTCAGATTTTGACTACACTTGAAACTGGTGATGTATCATTTTATTTAGAAAGAATTAGGTAAATTATATGGCTACAACAACATCAAAGAATAGATTACAGGTATCTGAATTAGATTACGATCAGATCCGTACTAACTTAAAAACATATTTGCAAAGTCAAACTCAATTTCAAGACTATGATTTTGAAGGTTCGGCATTATCAACTGTTATTGATGTATTAGCATATAACACATTCTATAATTCATTCAATGCTAATATGATGGCAAATGAATTATATTTGGATACTGCTCAAGTACGTAATAATGTTATTTCACATGCAAAGACTCTTGGTTATATTCCAAGGTCTCGTACTTCTTCTTTTGCTGGTATTGACGTTACTGTTAACTCACCGGCTGGCAATCCAGCATCATTAACTATCGATCGTGGTACAGTATTCACAACTAAGATTGATAATAAAACATATCAGTTTGTTAACCTTGAAGCTCAAACAATTACTCCTACTGCTGGGGTTTATAAGTTTGCTAACTTAATTATTAACCAAGGTACATTACGCACATACGAATATATTGTAGATAATACAGATAAGAGACAAAGATACGATATTCCAGATGATAACGTTGACACATCTACTCTTATCGTTAAAGTAAAAACTAGTGCTTCTTCATCTGATACTTCGGTTTATGCGAGAGTACAAAACGTTGTTGATGTCGATGGTGATTCACAGGTTTATTTCTTACAAGAAGGTATTGACGGTAAATTCGAAATTTATTTTGGTGATGACATCTTTGGTAATAAATTAGAAGCAGGTAATATTGTACAGCTTGAATATTTGGTGAGTGATGGTAAAGATGCAAACAGCGCAAAAACATTCTCACTGAGTGGTAACATTCAAGGTAATACAAACGTCACTATCTCAACGGTTTCAAAATCTGGTGGTGGTGCTGATCGTGAAGATATTGAGTCTATTCGATTCAATGCTCCATTATCATTCCTATCTCAAAACCGAGTTGTTACTGCTGACGACTATGCAACAATTATTAAGAACAACTACTCAGATGCGGAGACAGTAGCTGTTTGGGGTGGTGAAGAAAACGAACCACCTGAGTATGGTAAAGTTTATATCTCAGTAAAACCTAAATCTGCAGAGACATTGACAGACGTACAAAAACAATTTATCATTGATAATATTCTAAAAACAAAGAATCTTGTATCAATTACACCTGAGATGATCGATCCTTCTTACACTTATATTTCATTACATGTGTTCTTTAAGTATGATCCTAACTTGACGTCATTAACTTCTGGTGAATTGAAACAAAAAGTTATTGATATTGTGTCTAACTATAATGACACTGTACTACAAAAGTTTGATGGTGTGTTTAGACAATCACAATTGTTATCACAAATTGATAATTCTGATCCATCAATTCTTAACTCAACTGTCCGTGTATTCATGCAAAAACGTTTTGTTCCTACTGTTGGTACAGCACAAAAATATGAATTAGAATTTTCTTCTCCGATGTATACAACACAATCAAACGAAGAAGTTATTGATTCATCACCATTTGTTTTAAATGGACAAACACACTTTATTGAAGACTATAATCTAGAAGGTATAACTGAACACAAATTAAGAATCTATAGAATTGTGAATAATCAGAAGATTGTTTCTGTACTAGATGCAGGTTATATCAAGCCTGAGACTGGTATATTTGTTCTTAATTCGTTTAATCCAGAATCATTTACTGGTTCTTATATGGAAATTACTGCACAACCCAACTCTAACGATATTGCACCAAAACGTAATCAACTATTACAAATCGATATGAACAATGTAACAGTTGAACCACAGATTGATACTATCGCAACTGGTGGTGTTGTGGCAGGTATCGGTTATAATACAGTACCGAGACACGAAGGATAATTAAATGCATGAACTAAGAGGTGCATTACCTGAACACATTGTTGCTGATAGACCAGATCTAGTTGCCTTTCTAGAGGCATACTTTTTATGGTTAGAAGAAGAAGGTAATCCTGGTTCAGTCCTTAGTGACTTAATGGCCTATCGTGATATCGATAGAGCTGCAGACGAATTCCTAGAATATCTACAAAGAGAAATCGCTGTATCTATTCCAGAAAATATTCGTTCTGATAGAAGAAAATTATATAAAAATGTAGTTGACATTTATTTGTCAAAAGGTTCGATTCCATCATACCAAGCATTGTTTAACTTGGCATTCTCAGATGAGGTAGAATTATTCTTCCCTCGTGTTGATATTTTAAAACCAAGTGATGGTAAATGGGATGCGGCTAACAGTCGATGGACAAATGATGATGGTAAGTTATCTGTTAAGAAATATATTCAAGACTCAAGATATTATCAGTCATTCTCATACGTTATTAAAACAGGTCAAACAATTGACTTCTGGCGTGACGCAGTAAAAAGATTATTGCACCCAGCTGGTTTTGCTTTCTTTGGTCAAGTAACTATTTTCTCTAGTGCTACTAAAGTTATGCCAACACTTCAGCCTGGTCGTGCTCCTGTGTCAGATATACCAACACCAGTTATTGGTCCGGTTGTACGAGTTCCTATTTCAATCTACAGTGCTATTAACCTGAACTTCGAATTAAGAACACAAGCAATGTACGCAGTTGGTCCTACATGGAAACATATCGACCATGCTAAATTCGTTATGCAAGATGTTATTGAAGACTTTAAAGATTATCAGATTTCAGAAGCTGTTTATGGCGGTAAGTTAAATAGATCTATAGATTCTGAAATAAATATAACGACAACCCCATAGAACTAGTATAAATAATACTAGAACACAAACGGAGTGATATTATAAAATGGCAGCAATTATTACACAAAGAATGCGTATTAATAACGCAAACGCATTTATCGATACGGTAGGATCCGATTCGGTATATTTTTATATTGGCAGATCTCAAGAATGGCCTTCATCTGATACGGCTGTTGCAACTCCTGTTGACTCAGAAAATGATCAATACGGTGCACAACAAAAGATGATTGCTATGAAGAAGGTTGCACAATCTGATGTGTCTACAGCAATTACTCGATACAACTGGGTATCTGGTACAACTTATTCTGAATACGACGATCAAGATTCTGCTCTATCTAGCAAACAGTTTTATGTTATCACTGATGACTTCAACGTATATAAATGTTTGCAAGCTGGATCTGGTGCATCTGTTGTTAAACCTACTGGTACAAATACTTACGCTAATCCCGAAGCTGCTGACGGTTATATTTGGAAGTACATGTACACATTGTCTGGTACACAAGCATCTAAGTTCTTAACTAACACTTTCGTTCCGGTTGTTACTCTTGCATCTGATGATGGTTCACTCCAATGGGATGTACAAGATGCTGCAGTTGATGGTGCAATTCATAGAATTAGAATTACAAACGGTGGTACTGGTTATACTTCTGCTCCGACTGTCACAATTGATGGTGATGGTGTTGGTTGTACTGCTACTGCTACAGTTTCTGCTGGTGCTGTGACAGAGATCGAAATCAATACTATCGGTTCTGGTTACAGACAAGCAAATGTAACATTCTCTGGTGGCGGTGGTTCA